TCAGACCAATAGATTGTAGACTTGTCTGCTGTAAAGTCTGCTGCCCATAAACGACCAAACGCTGCTAGGCACTCGTTACCCTGTGGAGGTGTGCCAGCCGCTCCTGTATGAGCTGACATCTTTTGAACTGTGCCTGTGTGATCAGAGAAAACCAAAGGCTCATAACCACGCTGGAACATAAACATGTGGTCATTAAAAGAAACAAACTTCCAGTCATTAGACGTAATAGTATAAGACGCAGGAGTTGCATCTACTAATGTTGTTGTTCCTTTAAATATCTTGTTATTACCAGCTGACAAGAATGTAATATCACCATCAGCAGCTACAAACTCACCCATAGACTCAATACCATCAGAGCTTCCTAGAACAGCAGCGCCGTTAGTAGTAACCATTGTATAGCCCTTACGTGAGGCTACTCTTCCTTCTTTGTCAATCACGCAGTTATCTGCTACAGCAGCAAAGCTAGGCTCTTGCGACAGCGGTGCGTCTTGCGTGTTAATGCCTGCAAAGCCGGGGGCTGTAATTGTAATGCTCTGTAATTGTTGAGCCATTATGTTTCCCTATACTGCCATAAATGTAGTATCTTCTGAGTATTTGTTAGCATCAAACGCTACAGCATCAGACAATGAAGAATCAGCAAGTGCAAACTGCTCTGCTGCTGACTGACCACCTGTCTCGCCTCTTTCGCGTAATGCCATTCCTAAAGCTATCTGTAACACAGGATTAAAAGGCACTTTCAGTACGTCTGCGTCAGCTGTTAAATCTACTTGACGTACAAAAGCATCAAAGAATAAAGTGTAGATGTTATCAGGGTTAGGATAAACCTGTACAGTAATGTCTCCGTTAGCATCAGTGCCTGTAAAAGCAAACTCAGTAGGAGAAGAGCTTAGAGCAGAACCTATCTTATAACGCTTATTCATCCTACTTCTATTACTAGCACTAAGAACACCTTTACCTGTTATGTTCATTGCCTCTCTAACTTCTACGTCTTGTCCAGCACCTGTTAAAGCATAAATAGACGTACCACTAACAGTATTAAACTCAATAGATGTACGCAAAGCAGACCAACTATGTGCATCTTCTACAAGCTGTTTTGCATCATTAACAAAATCTCCAATTAAAACTGAATAGCTTGTCTCTGGTACTGTGTCTACTTCGTTTTCCCGCAAGCGGCGTAGCACACTATTGACTAGCTGTAAGTACGTCATATAACTACCCCATGTATGTGAAAATAGCGCCTATTGACGCTACAACAATAATCCAAATAAGTCTTTCTAATATCTTAGAGCTAACTATATTAGCTGATAGACTGTCTACTTTTGATTCAATAGCGTTTACTTTATCTTCTATATTAGTTTGTCGATTAAAAACAGTAACAAGACGTTCTTCTACTCTTGCTAAAGACACTATTGCTTCTTGTAAAGTGTCTATCTTTTTCTCTACTCTGCTTAGCCTGCTTTCCATGTTTAAACCTTACTTATTAACTTTGCATAATCAGCCAACTAACTATAAAACCAAAAATGCCAATACTAATTCCTAGTACAGTCATTAAAAGAATGCAGTCAGCAATAAACTTCTTTTGTTCTGCTTTTCTTCTTGCTGTAATTAATCTCCTAGAACGCTCTTCTCTCCTTACTCTCATCATTGTAGTGTATACTTCAGCTTGCCCGCTATAAATAAACATCTCACGTAACTGCTTTTCTAATTGCTTTGTCTTGTGTTCAGCTAAAGCTACTTCAAGGGCAAAGGATTCTACACTTTGTTTAGCAAAAACCTTGCCTCCTAATGTTACGTTATCTGCTTGCGTCCTTGCTTCAGCTATCTTATCTCTAGCATTCCAAAATGTGCTAAACTGATCTGTTAATTCTGAAGCATCCTTATGAAGAGCTAGTCCTTTCTGAATCGCCGCAACAGCATGAGAAGCTGCGGAGATAGCAATTCCAATTTCAAGCATGATATTATCACCTCATACCCTCCGAAAGTTACGGATTAGGATTTTCAGGCGTTGGTATTATATGTAGTGTCCAAACAGAATCGACATAAGAATACTTCGAGCCAGACCAATCGTCAGGAGGAGTAGTTACATCCTCCACAACAATGGCATTACTAGAATTGAGATCAAGAATCTTACATTCTAAAGAATTAGCTGGGCCTATTTCAGCTTCATTTTCTTTTAGGTTTATTTCTGTTTCGTCAGAACATAACCACCTAGAAATATTATCTGTTGTTGTTAATATGGTTTTCATGTGAGTCCAGTTATAAGTAATTTAGTTGATGTCAATGCTTTTCCTGCCTTTTGAGCAGTAGAACTACTTCCGATTACCCCTGATGCGCTTACATAATAACTAGCGTTTGGTGTCAAGCTTGATAAGTTTTCTGCCACACCTCCGCGCAAAGCCACAGTTCCAGTAGCTCCGTTAGAAATAGATGCGGCACTAATACCAATAAAATCAATATTATTTGAAGAAGCACCAACAACGGTTTTCATGTGGTTGTGCTGATTTCCCGCTGCATCGGCATAACTCATTAAGTATTTATTGCTAGTTGAATCCCAAGCCATCTCAGGAGTCTGGATGGCTGTACTTTTAATATCTGTAATAGAGCCACTAAAACTAATTGTAGTCCCTGAAACGGTTGCTGTAGTAAATTTTCCTATGTTGGTATTGCTGGTCGTAACTTTCGTAACAACACCAATACTATCGTCAGTTGAGTTGTAAGCCATAAAAATTCCATATACTGCTGACGATGTAAGTCCTGCCATAGAAATAGGAGTGGTGTTTGTAAAAGAACTACCGCCCCAGTTGAGAGTAAAAAACTTAGCTATATTTGACGAGCTTGAATCATTATAGGACACCATTACTGTGCCTGTGCTTGCAGTCCCAGCATAGACCATTGAATAAAGACCATTTGTGGATACGTTTGATGCTTGGTATTCAGAGCTGACTGTTGGTGCTTGACTCGAACTATTAGTAACGGAAGCAAAATACCCAACACCACCCCTGTTATAAGCTACAACTGTCTTATTGGTACTAGGGTTATAGACCATAGATTGAGGGTAATTGGCTGCACCTTGTGTGCCTATTTGACCCGCACTTTGGTTAGTAAAGTTTCCGCTAGTACCAGCAGTAGGAGCGGAAGATGCAATATACAAAGTGTAATACGGATATTCCTGTCTATACATATAGATAACTCTATTCAACACGGGATCCCATTCAATACGAGCAGGAGCGTATTGACTGTAAAGGTCAGAAAATCTGATAACCTCTCCATACACAGCTATATTATTAGTAGCGTAGTTAGCGGGGGCTGACTGTCTAAGAATCAACTTTCCATAACCACTACCATCAACTGATGAGTAAATAAATATAAAGCAATTGTTTACGGTCGAATATGCTACGTAGAGAGAATCACTATGGTGACCCATAGTAGACATAATCACCGGAGTACCCCAGCTAAACGTAGCTCCAGAAACACTCCCCATTACACAAGACGGGTAATTGTTGGCGTCAGTATAAGCAATGCATACCTTTTCATTTACTGGGTCATACGCAGCGTGGCCCCCACCATTTGAAGCGTTGTTATAAAAAGTGCTTTCATTGCCTAGCTGAGTAGGAAAGCCTGAAGCGCTAACTTGTGAAATTGTTCCGTTACTATTTAAACCTACACCGACACCGTTTGCTATTGCTCCTGACGCAACAAAATCCATCTCGTTACCACCACCACCCGCAGGAGGCGTTGATGCCCAGTTTGTTCCATCTGAAGTTAAAACATTGCCGCTAGTTCCCGCTGCTGTAAGACCAGTACCACCATAGGCGCGGCCTATCGCGTTACTATTCCAAGTTTTGTTAGTAAGCGTATCTGTAGAAACTCGACTTAATAGAGTTGAATCAGCTCCCTCCGGAAGCAACATTGTGTTTGTCGCAGCTGCGCTGTGCGGCTGACTTGTAATTGTCTGTCCGTGAGAGTTGGCTGCACAGTTTAATGTAATAGAGCCTTCGTCTGACCCACCACCTCTTACCACCATTGTGTAATTAGCAGGAGCAAACTCCATTGAGCCACTCGCTGTGGTAGTTATTCCGCTTAAAACTGGAGTTGTCAGAGTAGGTGTTGTGTTTAAAACGACCGAACCTGTTCCGGTTTTTGATGTGACACCTGTGCCGCCATTTGCAGGCACTAATGTTCCAGCAAGTGTAATATTCCCTGATGTGGTTATTGGGCCTCCACTCGTTGTAAGACCCGTAGTACCGCCTGCAACTCCTATACTTGTAACTGTGCCGCCAGCATCGCTTTGTTCCGGCGCAGATACCCAGACAGACCCGTTAGATTTCAATACGTTTCCAGAGGTTCCTACGGCAGTTAGCCCAGTACCGCCATTGCTGGAAGGTAAAGTTCCGGTAACTTGCGAGGCAAGGTTTATAGAAGTAGCTGTAGGAGCTACTGCTGACCATGAAGAACCTGAATAAACCTTCATAGAATCTGATGTAGTATTGAAGTACAAAGCACCTGTTAATAGCGCATTGCCATCATTATCTACAGTAGGGTCAGATGATTTATCGCCTAAGTAGCGGTCATCAAAGTTATCGTAAGTTGTGGCCGCTGCCGCTGCAGAACTAGCTGACGCTGAAGCCGAGTTACCAGAAGCAGTTGCAGAAGTAGCTGCACCACTAGCAGAGGTAGAAGCATTAGACGCAGAAGTAGCCGCTGCTGATGCAGAAGTAGCCGCTGAAGTGGCGCTGCCTAATATACCATCTACATAGCCTTTTGTTGTTGAATCGGCAGCAGCTGTAGGTGTAGCAAGACCAGTGATCTTGTTATTACCCATCGCAATAGCACCAGACATAGTACCACCCGCGAGTGGTAGTCCTGTGGTGTCTGCTGCGTCAACGTAGGCTTTAGTAGCTGCGTCTTGTGCGTTAGTAGGATTAGCTAGACTTGCAATCTTATTTGAACCTAACGACAACTGGCCTGACATTGTACCACCAGCAAGCGGCAGTTTAGTAGCAATGCTGTTAGTAACTGTTGTGTGGAAGGCTGCGTCATCATCTAATGCAGCAGCTAGTTCGTTTAGAGTGTCTAATGCGGCAGGAGCGCCAGCAATTAATGATGTAATCAAGCCATCTGCATAGCCTTTAGTTACAGCGTCTGTAGCAGCTTGAGGTGTACCTATGTCAGTAAGCCTTGCTGCGTTAAAGTCTACAGTACCTGTAAGGGCTAAGTTATGTAAAGAAGTTGTTCCAGAGGTTGCGTTTACATTACCAGTCAAGTTTCCTGTTACGTTGCCTGTTACGTTGCCAGATACATTTCCTGTAAGATTGCCTGCTACAGCTCCTGTTAAGCTGCCTGCAAAGCCAGTGTTTGCTGTAATAACTGAACCTGTAATCGCAAGGGGACTAGAAGCTCCTATAATAATTCCATTTACTGAACCGCCAGTTATGACTGCGTTGCTTGAAGCAAGCGTGCCATTAGCTGTAAGTGTGCCTGTAACGGTAACAGTAGGTGTTGTAATAGAAGACGGATTAGTGCCTAGTTCAACAATGGCAGTAGATGCGTTCTCTGTATATATTCGTTTGTCTGTTACGTTGACCGCAAGTTCGCCTTGAACCAAGTCACTCGTAGTTGGTACGTCATTTGCGGTAGAGCTATTCTTGGTTACTATGACTGTCATGTTCTTGTCCTATCACCTAGTTTAGTCATTCTGGGGTCTTTTGATATACTCATAAAAAGAGAGAGGTAGCTCCTAAGAACTACCCCTCGATTCCTATTTAGGCGTTTACGTTTAAGATAAAAGCAGAATCAGGACGCATTGTCTTAACTCCGTACAGTTGGTCAGCAGTATACAGGTTAGCAAGCCATTCTTGCTTATACTGTGTCTGCGAACGAACACCCAT